AAAAGAGGGTCCGAAGACCCTCTGAGAGTTATGTGAAATGGATCACATAAGGTTCTTAACAAGAACTCTTCTGTAGTAGCGGTTCTTGTTAACGGTGAGTGCACCAGCGCCTCTGTCGAGACCCTCAGCAAATGGGTTAGCAACCATGCCATAACGAGTCTTAAACCCGATTTTTGGTTGGAAGCTGTTCTCGCCAACGGCACGTACCATTTGGAGAGGAACATATGGGCAATAGAAGAGACCAGCGTCATAAGGTGAAGAACCCTTATAACCAACAACGTAGTACTGGTTGTCAGATACGTTTGCTGAATATGGGTCAATGTATACGCGGAATTTGCCCATCAGAACACCAGCGAAGGTGTTACCAGTGTCATCAACTTGGAGGTTTGCGTTCAGAGCAGGAGTGTAATCAAGTACACCAGCCATGCTCAGAGCGGAAGCAACGTCTGCAGAGCACATGATAACGTTGCCCTTCCCTCTACGAGTTCTTTGTGCGATAGCGTTAGCATCGCGCTCGATTTGGAACAGAAGACCCTTGAACTTCTCAACTGACCAACGACCGTTGGAGTCAATATCGAGGTCAAATTGTCCTCTGGTAGCAACGTTTGCTTGAGCACCAGGCTCAGCAACCTTGTAGATGGTTCTGATAACTTCACGGTTAATTTCAGCAAGAATCTCGCTTGACAGAATGTTAGCGAGTTCTGCTTCTGCGTTCAGACCGTGAATGCTCTTGAGATCCTGAGCGAGCTCAAGAGTGTACTCTGCTTTCAGAGCGCGTGACTTTGCTTCAACAAGAACTTTCTCGATTGAGAATGCCATCTCGTTGAACTGAGGTCCACCAGCAGTTCCAAGAGCTTCAGCTTCTTGGGTCTTCATTGCTTTACCAACATTATAGTCGGTGTCAGCAGCGCCAGTTGCGTTCAGAAGACCTGGGTTATCTCCATACTGTGAAGTAGTACCCATACCAACAGTACCACCAGCACCAATTGCGCTTGGTTGACCTGAGAATGCGGTATCAACTTCGTTGAAGAAAGTTTCAGGACCATCTTGCTTGTTATACTTGGAACGCATCGCAAAGATGAGTCCAGTAGGTCCGTTCATTGGTTGAACGCCAGCCAGGTCATAAGCGACCAGGTTAGGCATTGCACGTCTGATCAGTGAAATCAGAACTGGATCGAAACCTGCAACAGGTGATGAAGCACCAGATGAGAAACCAGGGGTTCCAGTATCTGAGAAAGTATTTACGGTTGGAGCACCTTCGTGAAGGAATTCACGCTCTTCGCGGAGTGCTCTTTCTTGGTTCTCCAGGAGAACGGCAGTTACCATTCTACGATGTGAATCTTTGATAGGATCAAGACCTTCGTAGTCTAGGAGTGGTGCCCACTTCTCCTGCAGATGTTCTTGGTTGAACATTTGCATTGTTTTTACCTCTTTGGAAAATTTAGTTTGAATTTTTTATGATCTAAAAATCACTTTCTAGAAACTCTACTCAGAGTTTGCATATATGACTCCATAATTGGAGAGTACTGAGGTTGCTCGGAAGCAACATCGGCGCTTTCAGACAGGTTCTCTGAGTGATCTCTCTGAGTACCAGCATTTGATGGGAAATATGATTCCCTCAGGGTTACTAGCTTCTCACGATAGTCTGCTTCACTTTCAAACTCAACATTTTCTGCAAGAGAAGCGAGTTTGTCCTTCTGAGAAAGTGCAAGACCCTCAGCGACATCTGCAAAGATTACATCAGCAACTGACTCGGCTAATCTTCTATTAAGAGCAACGTTTCTTTCGATTTGCTCATTGAGTTTGGTTTCCATTTCATCAAGTTTATCTACCATGCTCTCGATTACATCATATCTATCTTCAGGAACAGTTACATAATGATCTTCAAAAAGACTCTTCATTCCTGCAAGGAATGATTCGGTCATTTCAGTCTTAAGACCGTGCTCAACTGCAAGTGCATTCTCTTGAATCCACTCGTCAGCAACATACTCAAGGTATGCATCTACACGATCAGTAAGTTCTTTTTTGATAAATTGAACTTCTTCAATTAGAGCACTTTCATAAGTCTCTTGAAGTTGTTCTTTGATTTCATTGACTTTTGAACGAATAGCAGTTTCAAAAATAGTACGCGCCTTTTCTTGAAACTCTTCGGAAAGATCTTCGCCAGCAACCAGAGCATTGATATCTTCTTCAATATCAATCTCTTCTTCAACGACTTCTTCCTCTTCTACTTCTTCTTCGGAAGTTTCTTCTTCCGTTTCTTCTTCTGTTACTTCGTCTTCATCAGACTCTTCAGTAACTACTTCTTCCTCGTCCTCAACTTCCTCTTTTGCAAGGGTATGCATTGGTTCAGCAGCTGCTGCCTTTGCATTAACAACATCCTTAACTTGGGCAAGAGTTGCACCAGGAGTGTTGAGTTTTGCTGAATCGTCGTCTGGACGATATGTGTCGGGAGTTGGACCACCTAAATCTTCCCAAGCACCAGTCTGACCAGGTGCAATACCAGTAGTCAGATTATGCATTGGTTCGGCAGGTGCAGCCCCTTTGGTTACTACGTTTTCC